CAAATTCCACACATCCTACGGTGGGGTATCGAACCCCACTATCCCCGGTACTGGCCCGTGGCATTTCCGTTTATGCTATCGTAGGCACTTTTGCAAAAGTGGGTATCTACCAGAGAGCCATAGACCATCTGTAAACAGACAGCGTAATTCTCAGCAGATAATGGGAGTGGGTAGACTCGAACTACCGGTGTTTCTCTGTTACGGATTTACAGTCCGCTGCCCTCGCCGCTAGGCATACACTCCCAAGTTGGGGCATTGCCCCTATGCGTTTACCGCATCTTTCAGAGATTTGCCTGCCTTGAACTTAGGTGCCTTGCAAGCTGCAATCTCAACCTTTTCCTTGGTCTGAGGATTTGTACCGGTTCTTGCCGCTCTGTCAGCGACTTCAAAAGTACCGAATCCCACCAACTGAATCTTGTTGCCCTTTTTAAGTTCCTCGGTAACCGTATCAGTAAAAGCGTTCAATGCCTTTTCAGAATCGCTCTTGGAAAGTCCACTTTTCTGTGCCATTACCTCAACCAACTCAGTCTTGTTCATTAGTCAGTCCTCCTTGATTTGATTTGCAACCTCTGGTTGCCGTCACGGTCATGTGGTAGTCATTCCGTTTTTGCTCTGCACCGCCACACTCAGCCGCCTTACTTCCTCCGGTGTATCTCGGCGTAGCTTCACTGCCATGGCTATAGTTATAGTTTCGTGCCGGATTGCCCTGCGTGGACCTTATAGGACTCGAACCTATGACTTATCGGTTATGAGCCGATTGTTCTTCCAACTGAACTAAAGGTCCATTCCCCTATGCTGTGGATGGCACAACATAGGTTCATACTTTAACATTAGGTATCGACTGCCGGGAAACAGTCGAATGAGTGTGGCAGAATCGAACTGCCATTGCCTTTCGGCTTAGAACCATCCACCCACCTTACGAGGAGTTTGCAATGCCAAACATTTCATGGGTATTGTCTGCTAAACAATGTCCGTGTCACTTGGTATGGTTGAAGTTTAACACACTGAACATTGTATGTCAAGCGTATTAAACAATTATTTTAAAAAAATTTTCATTTTCATGTTTAACGCACTTTACAGTCATATTTACGAACTTGCGTCAACCAAGGCACTTACAGAGATTTTTAGTGCATTGGCTATGTCGTAAATCTTGTCAAGTGTAGGGTACTTTTCTGTACTTTCCCATTGAGATACAGTGGTTTGTGATACTCCAACCTTTCCTGCGAGTTCGATTTGTGTCATTCCTCGGTTTTTTCTTTCTTTCCGTAAATTCTCTGCAAAACAATACTCCATTATGCCGTTCCCTCCTCGTTTAAATTCCTAATTCACTTCTCTTAAATACTTCTCCCTTACTTCCGAGCAATGTATCAACGAATAACGCGAACATAGCAAGTGTATCAGGAGCATCATCATGCTTATTCTTTCCAAGCTGCGTGTAACTGCAAAGGAAAGACATCATAATTCCGTAATCACTCTTAGGCTCATATTCTGTAATGTCCTTAAAGTAAACGTGTTTCTTAACCCAATCAGAATTGACAATGATTTTTGTTTCCTTGTTCTGAGTGGTGTATTTCTTTGTGATATGGCATCTGCCGCCTTTGGCCTTAACAAGTTCCTCAACCTTATTGGCGGTTCTGCTACCCTCTTTGTTGCTTTCAAACTGTGCCTGCTGTACTCTGTGTTTCACGAGCATTTCCGCATTGAGTTCATCAAGGGTTCCTGGGTCAATATTCTTAAATACCAAATCTTCCAGATAGTATCTGTCGCCGTACTGATAGAATACTCCGAGGAAGTTGTAGTCTGTACCGGTGTCTTTCGTATCACAGATTGCCAAAATAGAATCCGGCTCTCTGTCTGGCAGACCACCGATATATCTCTGTAATTCCGTAGGATGATACAGAATACCCTCTCTCTCGATAGGGTCGCTCTTGTAAAGGCAACGATATGATACATCATCCATTGAGGCAGCCATGTCCTCAAAATACTTCTCGTCAAATCCAACATCATAATCGTAGTCGAAATTACTCTTGCCGGTCTCAGGGTCAATATCCGGCACTGCAATGAACTCCGCTCTCGGATTGCCTGCATACTGTCTCTCTAATCGTCCTATAACATCATGCACGCTCCAGCGAGTAGCAATATGGATTTCCTTTGCCTTTTTCTTTTTACGAGATTTAAGGTCTGTGGTGTACTCTCCGTACAATTTGTCGAGTCGGTCAATCGAAAGGGCCTCCTCAATACCTGACACTAAATCGTCTACATACAGAAATCCCTCACAACGGGTAACACCGGTAAGGGAACCTCTGATTGAACGGCAAGTTAATGTTTTGAAAGGTTGCCACCTATCAAGGTTTATGGTTTCTTCCTTGGCATTATTGCTCTCAAATTTTACATCCGGGAATACATCAGACCAACAATACTCATTGCTCGTAATGATATTCAGCACGGCATCATAAAACATTCGTGTCATGTACCCGGAATGTGAGGACATAAGGTTTGGTGTGTTAGGGTAATGCCCCATTACAAACGATATGAAGAACTCTCCCAAAGTGGTCTTTCCGGTTCCAGGCGGCATTGAGATTGATAATATATCCAATTCATCATCAATCAGCCTTTGCATCTTCTGTACGAGCCAATGCAGTTTATTTCTTCTCGGCAGATAGTATCTATCTTCTGGGTCACGCTCCTTTTCTACATACAACAAGTACGAATCGAAATCCATGTGTGACTGTGCCAAAAACAGCAACGCATTGAGATATAGTTCGTAGAACTCCTCTCGTCCGCTATTTGTCAGTCGCATTGCAAGGAACTTGACTTTTTCGGCTACTTTTTTCGATATTTCCTTATCTTCCGGCAGAATATCAATCGCCATGCTGAGTAATGCGGCAAGGTTCTCGTAATTACTCAAATCACTTTTCAGCAATCGAGCGATAATCTGTCTGTTTGTCAACTCAGCCATGAGTTCCTCCTTTACTTGAAATTCGGCTCTACACGGCTCTTATTGATTTTTAATTTTCAGGCATATAGTACACTCCGGCATTGCCGAACTCTACACTTGCACTATCCCCAATCTTTTCGATAACACAAACCTTGTCCGTCCCAAAAAGGTCTTTCAACCTCTCGAAACTTTCGTCCGGCTTGCAATTCTTCATCACAATTACAGATTGGAATACAGTTCGGAGCATATCGTTGAATACTTCCTTTGCTCTGTCCTGGTCCTTGTATACTCCGATAACGTAATCATTCGTTCTTGCTACGGCCATAATCTTCATGCCGTCAATCTCAACAGAGATTACATTATCCACATTCAGAACCATGTCTCTTTTCTGTGTGACTATGAACACTATGCCACCTCCACAAGTATTCTGCTGATAAGCAATCCGAGATAGAAAATTGTTCCTCCAACAGCACTCGCAAATATGCAACACAGTATCGTTTTTCCAACCGCAAGTGCCGTCAGTGTTCCGGCATCAAACATAGCACAGCACGCCATAATAGGCTTGATGAACATAAGCCAACCGCCTACATATAAACCGCCGATTATTCCTGCCAACAGAATCAGAATTGAGATTATTACAATCACTTTTCTTTTCACTTTGATTTTCTTTCCCATGCCTTAATCCTCCAACCAATTATTTTCAAAGTACCAGAACCCATACACTGCTGCACATGACAACCCAATCCAGAATATCCAAAACAACACGATTGTAACTTTTCCCTCGTCAACCATATACTCCATAGCCTCTGCCGGGGTATTGCAACCGATAAATACGGCATTTCCTACCGTGTTGTCTCTGAGGTCTGCATAAATCGTTCCGTCATAAGACAGGTCACACACATAATACTTGTAACGAATATGGTAGCCTCCGTCCATGGTTTCAGTGTGGTATGCCATTGGAAATCCGATTGTTCCGTATGCAAAGTCCGTATTGAGGAATCGTATGCTGTCACAGTGCTTGCTCTCACGGTCCACAACATCCCACTCCCAATAGGTTTCTGTCACATAATATGTTTCTGTCTTGCCGTTTACGGTCCTGGTTTTCTTCACTCGTCTTGTTTTCTTCGTGTACTTTTCCTTGACCTTTTCGATATACGAATACTCTCCGTCCAATTCTTCGTATGATACCGGCCCGACTGCCTCTAATGTGCCGGAAACAAAAGCATTGCCTATGTTGGTTCTCATGCCGTACTGAAACAGTTCTGCATCCCTATCAATCTTTACTGCCTGATAATACTTCTGATTGGCCTCGTCATTTGCTGAGGCAATCTTTTCACTAATGAAAAATCCTGCCGTCAGCAACACGAGAAATATAATGATTCCAAAAAGAACCTCTCTGAGCGTGACTGTGATATTTCCGTCACTGTAAATTACTTTTTGTCCTCTTTTCATAGGCTTATTCTCCAAACAGATTGCTTACCGGCTGTCGGTCTGCCTCGTCATACTGCAGGTATGTATAGCCGATAACCTCATATCCCATAAATGAAAGTATCTGCTTGTTAGGGAATTTTCTCACATACTTGTTATAAGCACGAACCTCATTGTTATAGGCATTTCTGTACTCAGCAATCATATTTTCCGTGATAGAGAGTTCGTTCATAAGTTCCTTGTAATTCTCATTTGATTTCAATTCCGGGTATGCCTCTGCGACTGCCGCAATAGAAGTGGCAACATTCTCAATGTCAGCAGAACCGCCGTTATTTCGTGCATCCACAACACTAAGAAGTGTCTCAGCTTCGTGCTTGTCATACTGCATTACACAGTCTGCAAGGTTGTAAATGAGGTCTGTTCTTCTCTTTTCCTGAGTCTGAATGTTGGAATCAGCAGACAATATCTGTTCTTCCAAAGAAATCGCTCTGTTGTTGGTGCTTGTGAATACTCCTACTCCCAACAAAATAACTGCTACTGCAATACCAATGATAATAAGTGTTTTCTTCATGTTCATATCCTCCTAAATGAAATAATTGTGTTCTAAGTTGTATTTTGCCATAATAAGGCTTTTCGCCATTTCTTCTAACAGTTGATGCTCTTTCATGCACAAGTACACACCCTCGTAAGAATTTCCATTATCGAGCCATGCGTATTTGCAGTGGAGCAATTCGTGTACAAGAATTTTCTCAGCACAATATTTAAAAAGCATATCCTCTTTATCATGCTGTGCTTTTGTTAAAATCTGAATGGATGCCTGGCTGCTCTCGAATACATAGGTATTAAGACCCTCGGTATCATCCTGTTTCACACCCTCGGAATCAATAATCTCGTCCGTTGTATGTGCGAGTATCAGCCAATTATCAAGAAACAATTTGTGCTGCCACCAGCGTAGACATTCTTCCAACTGCTCCGGTGTTTCAAATTCTTCAATGGGTCCGGTGCTTTCGGCAATATCTTCCACAATCTCGAATACTTCGTTGAAAAATCGTGGAGTATATGGTCTGAAACCTCTTTCGTTCTTGACGATATAATCTCCCGGTTCAGTACGGGCATCCCCTTTCTTCGGCGGCATCTTGATTACAAGCCCACCTTTCGGACTGTAATCGAAGTCAATGCGAAAATGTTCTCCACTCGCACTCATATAATCATCAATTTTTTCTCCGAAAGTGAGGAAGTCAAACATTTCCCTTTGGTTCTCGCCGGTCCATACGAGATATTCAAATACTGCACCGGTTTCTCTTGCTCTACATTTCAATTCTTACTCCTCCTTAATCGGTTTTGCCGACTTTACCTTTATTTTCTTTTTGCCGAACTGCTTATAAACCACCATGGACGCA